TTGTTTGTAGTCTGTGCTAGAGATGATGGCTCAGGTACAACTAAATTGTTTCTTGAGGAGTTTCAAACAGATATGCCTATGGATTTTTGTGATACATTTAGTGGTAGTGCTAGTGTATTTGGAAGTCTAGGTTCTCATTTTGCAAACAATGCTGTAGTAAAAGCAACAAATGGTAATGATTTTTTGGGAGAGTTTACAGTAGCAAGTGCAGAGATAGATGCTAGTGCTGTAAAGAGTGGCTTAAGTCAGGCATTTATAGGATATGCTTTTACCCCTACTCTTAAAACTTTGCCTATAGATGCTTCAGTGCAAGGTGGACCTTTAACTGGAGAGCCTAGACAAATACCTAAAGTCATATTAGATTTACATTCAACACTTGCTGTAAGTGTGCAAGGACCAAGCACAACATCAACAAGTAGAGATTTAGTTATAAGAAATACAACAGATACTGTAAGTGGTGGTTTGATGGAAAGATCTGCTGTAACTGGTAAAGAAGAGTTTAGGTTATTAGGATATAGTCGTGATCCTAGAGTTATAGTATCACAGTCTTTTCCTTTGGATTTACAGATTAATGGAATGATAGTAGAGGTAGCATTTTGATTAATATAGCATTAGCAATAGCATCAACAGCAGTAACAGCTTATGGTTATCAACAAGCAGGTAGAGCCGCAAGAATGGAAGGTGCTTTAACTGCTCGTAATATTAGAGAACAAGCTAAGATAAGAAGGTTACAAGCACTACAAGAACACAATGATATTATGGCAAATTTGCAAACATTTAAATCACAAAATGCTGCTGTGGCAGGAACTACTGGTAGAGATATGGGATCAGATAGATCTTATAAAGCATTATTGAAAAATGCTGAACAAAATACTAAGACATTAGCACAACGATCTAACTATCAAAATCTTGCAGAGCAAAGTAAGTATTCACAACAAGCACTTATGGCAGTAACAAAAGCTAATAATTTATCAAAGGCATATAGATATAAAGCATTTGGCACTCTTATAAGTGGTGCATATAAAACGAGTACAATGGTATAATGGCAGAATTTGTAAAAGCAAAACCTACAACATTTAGAAATAGACCAGTTGGTGTTGTTGCCGCTGACACTGGTGCAGTGCAACTTGGCAATGCAGTTGCAGATTTAGGCAACTCTATGCAAAAAATATTTTGGGAAGAAGCAAGAAAAGATGCCATAAAAAAAGATATTAATACTGCTAAAACATTAGCAGTAATTAAAGATGGTAAGTTGCAATTTGAAAAAGCAAACTTTACACAAGTAGGCACACCATATGCAGAAAAGGTTTTAGCACAAAGATATGGTGATGCTATGGGTATTTTGGCAAAACAAAAGTTTGGTGAATTTGCGGCAAAAAATAAATTTGATAAAGATAAGTTTGATTCTGAGGCTAAAGGTTTTATAGAATCTCATGTGAAAAGTTTTAAAGATAATGGTATGGATCAGTATATACCTGATTTTATTACTAAGGTAACAAATCAAAAAGTTTTACATTCTAATAAAATATTAAATGATACGATAGCAAGAGATGAAAGAATAGCCGCACAAAATACACTAATAACTTTAGAAGATGATATATCAGCTACTACTGCATTAATATATTCTAAAGCTAACTTTGATCCAAATGAATCTGAAGATACTCAAGATATAATTAATCTTGAAAATGATATAAAAAATACTGTTGCTGATGCTGAAAATAAAATTAATGAATTAGTTGCAGGTGGTCATATAAAAGCACCTAAAGCTCAAGATCTCCGTTCTAATCTTAGAAGAAGTCAGGCATTAGGAACAATTAATAATGTAGTAGATAGGCTTGGTGAAAATGGTGATGCTATAAAAGCTATCGAACAAGTATTCAATTCTAAAAGATTATCACCTGAACTAATAAACTTTGTTGTACGATCTACTAGAGGTAAAGTTAGTCCTGCAGAAATAAAAAAAGTATATGATCTAAAAGATGAACTTAGTTTAGATAGAGTTGATATGGCTGTTCTTGCTAGAGAGATTAGCAATAGATCAGGTGATGCAAGTAAATTAATGAAAGCTATGGAGTTAGATTATAGTGTTGGATCTATATATAACTCAGATTCTATTTTAGAAAATACAAAAGATACTAGAGAAAAATTAAATTTAAGTTTGAATAATGAGTTTGGTAGAGAAATAAACTCAACTAACTTTTTTGATTTAGATGCGGCTACATATAGTGCTGTAGTTAGTAAAGTTATGAGTAGAAATGTTGTACCTAAGTTTGCACATGATTTATTTAAGGCAGATAATTTTTTAAATCTTTCTATGTTTGAAAATAGATCACCTGCTGAGAAAAAAGCTATGGCGGCTAGGGTATTAGACTTATGGAATAATACAGCATTTACATCTACTGGTGCGCCTAGATTGCAAGGTTATGATGATGAGTATTTTAAGTTTAGTCTGATTAATGCCGCCGCTTCAGTTAATGGCAATGACACAGTAGCTGTATTTGATTATTTTGCTAGACCTAATACTACTAAGAATGAATTAGATAATTCTGTTATGACTTCTTTTGCAAAGTTCTATCCTGATTCAAACATAACTACAGTTAATAGTGCATTAGAAGCTATACTAGAGGACTCTGATGTACCAAGACATTCATGGACTATTATGAAGCCATATGCAAATAAATTGATGGTATTTAAAAATGCAAGAAATGAAAATGGTAAGATTGTTGAATTTACAAAAGAAAATATGAAAAATGTTTTAGAAGAAACATATGAAAAAATTTTTATAGAAGATGAAACAGTTTATGATTTCTTTGCAAGAGATACAACTACAAGGACTAGGTTTACACCTAAAAGAAAATATACTGGACCACTTTATGATAAGTTTGTAGATCATGTAAATCAATATATTCAGGAAACTACTTCAGGATATGAGGGTTTAGGAGAAGATGTATTTCTTTTACCTGATGTAAGAAACTCACAGTTTGGCGATCAAAGATATACTTTAGTAACAGAAGCAGGTGTGCAGATATTGAATAATGAAGCTACACCAATAACATTTACAACTAGAGAGTTTGATAAACAAAATGCTATTACTGTAAAAGAATTGCAAAAAAGTATGTTAGATAAATCTTATAAAAAAAGATTAGCTAGTAAAGGTGCTACATTACCACCATCTGATTTAGGTTTATATAATCCTGATTTAGAAGCTATAAATATAGAAGATTTTATTGATGTAAAAAATAATGGTCTTAATTATAAAACTACATTCAAATCTATCAAAAATTTAGATGCACCAGTTATGATGCCTGAAGAACGCACTGCTGATGTGACATTTAGATCAGAAGATCAAAAGCAATTTGAAGCTATGACAAAGTATGGCACTGGTGCTGATGCTCAACGTATTCAAGCAGGTTTAAAAGATTTTAGAGAATATGTAGATGGTTTAGGTGAAAATTACTTAGAACGTAAAATTGGAAACAAAGGTTATGATAATCCATCATGGCAGTTATTATCAGAATATAAATTTACAAAGGATAGTATTAAAGATGTAATCCAAGATGTAAAAAACTTTTTCACACCTGATGTTGCTGTAGAAGTACAAAATTCTTTAATAGATATTATTAATTACAGTTCTGAAAAAGAAGGTTTTAGAGTTATGCCATATAGAGATGTAAATACATTATCTATTGGCAGAGGATTTAATATAAGAGATCTTACTGAAAGAGATTTTAGTTTTATGCCACAAGATTTAGCTACAGAATTAAAAACATTACAGGCAGATTTAAAATCTAATGATTATACATTTGAAGAGTTAATAGTAAAAGAAAGAGAATTTAAAAGAAACTTATCATCAAAAGGTATCAGAGGTCTTTTACAACAAGCGGCAGATAAAATTTATACTGCAAAAATAAAAGATATATACGATCAATATGTTAAAGAGTTTGATAATTTTGGCACTCTAAGTAGTGAAAGACAAAAATCATTAATAGATTTTTCTTATCAATTAGGACATGAAAATGTAAAAAATAAGTTTCCGTTGTATTATGAATCTATAACTAATGCCATAAATTCAGATGACATAGATATTAGGAACTATCATTTTAGACAAGCAGGTTTTCATCAAGCATATAATGTTGCACAATTTGGTAATACAAAAACTAAAGTACATATGCAAACTGGTTCAAGAGTAAGAGATAGAGTATCTTTGTTAGGTTATCATGTAAGAGATGTTGACTTTATGATGGAGGATTAATGGTATATAATCCATTTGATGTAAAGTTTGTAGACTACACCCCCAAAGGAGATCAGGATTATACACCTTTACATTTGATATATCCTGATAGTGAAGGTAGGACTGATCCATCTTTTACAGAAGGATTTTTTGCTAATCTTAAATATCAATGGCTACCTATTACAAATGCTACACAAGAATATTTTGCATTTGCATCTGATCCATATGATGAAAACTTTGATTGGAAACAAACAATACAAGATAATAATGACTATTTGTTTGCTGATGAACTTTCAAGGGCAAAGAACTTAGAACATTATAATTACATAAAAGATGATCTTTTATCTATGCAAGAGAATAGAAAGATCTTTGAGAGATCAGGTATAGGTGCAACATTAGTGGCAGGTGTTGTTGATCCATTAAATATAGCATTCTTTCACCCAGTATTTAATACTGGTATTCGTGCCGCTTGGGCGGCTAAGTCTGCTTTGGGTGTCACAAAAGAAGCAGGAAAGATGGGTTTCCTTTTTGGTATGGGTAGTGAAGCTCTTCGTGCGCCTTTTGATCCTTTTAATACATATCAAGAATCAGTTACTAATATTGCAGGTAATACAGTTTTTGCAGGTTTACTTGGTGGTGGTAGTAGAGGAATAGCTAATAAATTTAGTAATATAGTTTCTAAGCATAAAAATTTAAAAGATCCAAGTCCAAAAACTGATGATGTATTTGCTCAAGAAAATGCAATAAATAAAGGTAGTACAGATCCTAATTTTAAACAGCCATTAAGAAGTAGTTTACGAGAACTTCCAATAGATAGATATAATTTTATAAATAAATTTTTACCTTCAAGACGAATACATTTTGGCAAGTATGATGGTGTTGAAGCACCTGAAATTGTTAAAGATTTAGATATGCAAATAGAATATAATGGTAGTGTATCTATGCAAGGTAAACCCATGCAATCTATTGATATGATGCAACAAAGATATAAAGGTAAAGGACTTCATGTAGAAGCATATCTTGATAACTTATATATGGAAGAAATGTATAAAACCAAAGGAACTGGTAAAGTTGCAGGTATAGACTATGTTACACCTACACAAAAAGTACAAAGTCTTTTTGGAAAACAACTAGAAACTAAATATTTTAATGATGCCACACAAGATTATCTAAAAGCTATGCCATCTAAGGCAGAATTTAAAGATGAAATAATTAGATTACAGATACTCAATGGTAATCCTGCTTGGAATAAAGCCTACTTTGCAAGTATTCCAGAATATAAACGTAAAGGTATGGAACGTATTGCACAGTTTTATAGAGAGTTTGATATTTTAGCACAAGATCAGGGTGTATTTCATTCCAAAGAAGGCACAAAAAAAGCTCTTATAAAGTTAGATGCAAGAATTAAAGAATTAGATCAAAAAATATTATCTGAAAAAGATAAGGCAGCAAAAGAAATATTTAGATTAAGTAGAGCAAATCTAGTTAAACAACAAAAATTTTATGAAGTAGATTATGCACCAACAAGAGCCAACTACAAATGGGCAATCTACTATGATAAACAAATGCTTACAGATAATCCTGATAAACAAAATGAACTTGCAGATATTTTTGCTAACCATTTTTTAGAAGAAGGATTTGTAACAAAATTTATAGCAGGTGATACCCCTGAAAGAATACCAGTAACAACTTTGTCACAAGCACAAAGAGTAGGTAAAGAGTTTGTTGATACAATTCTTGAAAAAGGTGATGATCCTTATGGTTACAGCACACCTATGGGTGTTGGCAAAGCTAAACATATAATGATGAGAGCTACAAATATACCTGAATGGAAAGTTATTGATTTTATAATAAAAGATCCTGCTATTATGTCGCAATATGCAAAGATGATGGGATTTAGAATAGAGTATGCAAGAAAGTTTGGTGATGATTCTATAGATTATTTATTAGATATGGTTGAAGCAGAAATGCAATCATCAAAAAAATATACACAAAAAGCTATTGCAGAAATAAAATCTGATTTATTAGCAGGATATGAGAAAGTTGCAGGGCAGATAAGTAGAGATCCTTCGAGATTTGACACTAAGTTTGCAAGAATATCAAGAAAGCTATCAGGTATGACATATCTTACTGGTGCAGGATTAACAGCGGCTACTGAAACTGTTGCTATGCCTATTATGGAGCATGGATTAGGCAATGTTTTGAGAAGTGTGTTTAGAGCAGTTGATGGTAACTTTGATAAGATTAAAGCTAATGCTAAAGATTTACAACATTCTAGTGAAGGTCTTGAGTTATCGCAAAGAGCCGCAGTCGATAGAATATTAGGTGATTTAGTAAGACCAGTTAAAGTTGGTAAAATAGAAAAAACTGCTGATGCTTTTGAAGATTTGTTTTATAAGTTTAATGGTTTATCATTGATTACTGCTGTAGGTAAATTTGTAGATTCAGCAATAAGAATACCTAAGTTTTATAAACAAATAAAAAATTATGATTCTTTAGATGAATTTGATATTGAAGATTTAAACAGATATGGAATAGACAGAGCAACAGCAAAAAGATTAGCTGATAATGGTGGTTGGCAGTTTACTGATACTGATATGCCATTATTAAATATACAAGGTTGGTCAGATAAAACAAAAGCAGACAGAAATCTAAAAGCTATAATGCAAACGTATCTTGCAAATGGTGCTAGAAATACAATAATTCATGCTACTGCTTTTGATAGACCTAATATTGCTGATGGTTTTGTTTATAAAAAATGGAAACCTTATATGAGAAAAATGGGAATAGAGCCAGACCCAAGAGCATCTGTTGGCAAACAAGCTGATGGCTCTTATAGGTATCCAATTGCTCGTATAGAATCAGGAGTTATGGCTTTTCCATTTCAATTTTATAATTTTTCTTTAGCGGCAAATCAAAGAATATTAAGACCTATGTTTGATCCACAAAAGAAGTTTAGATTACAAGGTGCAATAGCACTTTTAGGTATGTCTTATATTATTTTAGCTATGAGAAAGCCTGATTGGTGGTTTGAAAATAAAGATTATCCTGAACTCATGATGCAAATAACTGATAGATCAGGTATTTTAGGTTTATATTCTGAATTAGCATATAGAGGTATTGAAGCCGCAGGTGCATTTGGTTTATACAATCCTGATGATAGTTGGTTGAAAGGAAGGTATAATGCTACTGGTTGGGATTTTGCTTTTGGGTTATTAGGTGCTACACCAAATATGTATAGAGAATGGGTAATAGGTGCTAGTGCTTTT